ATCTTGCGCCAGGAGGTGTACCTGTCCACCAATAATACAATCCAATGGAAGACAATACAACGATAAAGGAGACAATAAGCTCAGTCCACATCTTTATCTTTATCTTTACGAAACGAAGGATATAAAATTCGAGCATCTTCTCGCTGATTCTCAAAGAATTTCCTATATGCTTCTTCAGGTTTAATTTGATCGCGAATTTGAAGCCATGCTACTTGGATTGTTTGGGTTTCTGGTTCATACGGTTTTTTATTAATTTTGTACCATTTGCCTTTGTATCTAATACGTTCCATGGATTTGTTAATGCATGAATAAACTGATTCCATTTTGAATCTTTGGTTTGTTTACACCATTCCTTGAAAGTGTGTTGACTGCCCATAGAAAGATTGCACCGCGAACAAATAGGAACCAGATTTGAAATATCGGTTGTTCCTCCTCTGGATTCAGGAATGTCATGTCCTGCTTGAAAGTCAAACACATTGATCTTGTTGGAGCACCACGAAGTCTTGCATTTCGCCTCAAACTTCTTGCCAATTTTTTGAATCCATACTTGCTCTCGCAAAGCCTTGGGGATTTTCTTTTTCGTGTAGTTCATTACCTTCATACTTCCTTGTTAATGAAAACGGATTTTACAAGTTCAACAATTACAATTCGTAACAAAATGAGCAATATGTACAACATTGTTAGCGACATTGAGCAAACCATGTTTCTCGATACTGGACTGAAATACAGAGTTCAGTATCGAGGAGAGAATATTTGGATTGTGTATGTCGAGATGCCCAATGGTCTGCAAAATGCAAAACTGGAGTTTCTTGTCGACAGACATCCAAACAATCCACATGATACGGACGTGGCTGGATCAATTTTACGATATGGAAGTGTTCCGCAACACATGATTCATGTAATTGCAGACAAAATTATAGAAAGGCTTTAAAACATATTTACGGGAAACCTACTAGGTGCGCGCCAATACCAAAGCCAGCGCCCGTGCGAGCGGATGCGCCGACCGAGGGAGCATATACATCAAGAATCGCAAATGTGGCTAGGGCAACCATGCCAATCATTCCGATTTGGGAGAGAGGAAGGCTTTTTCCACCCATGAACTTGGGTAGCCAGAACGCGGCGATGGCTACAACTAGACCTTCCAGCGCATATTTTACGAGGCGGCTCACTAAATCTCCCATATCTAGGCCAGGGGCAGAGGCTTGTTTGGCTTCGGGCATTTTATACAACAGAGTAGATAATTATCCAATATGAAAGTTATACAATACAAGTTTTTGGTTGATCCGGATGTTGTTTCTCACTACAAAATCGATCTACCCGTGCAAATTGAATATTACGTGGGCGCATACTTAAACGATCCCGACGGATGGTCAAAGCATGGATATTTTTTTGAACCTGTTGATTCCAAAGAGCAAGTGTTGATACGACTGTCTTCGCCGAAAACCATTGAAAAGATATGTGGGTTTTCAAACAATCTTTCGTGTGCCGAACTTGGAGGACGCCTAATGTATTTGAATGCGGACAGGTGGTTTCATGGTTCTGCAAAATCAAAACTAAGTTTGCAAGACTATCGGCAATACATGGTTTCGCACGAGATCGGACATATTTTGGGATTTGAGCACAAAAAGTGTCCGTGCAAACACTGTCCTGCACCCATCATGATGCAACAAACGCTGGGTATTGGAGAGTGCAAGCCGAATACGCACGTTAAATAACCAACTTTCACAGACGACGACAGTAATAAACAAATGCCTCGCGAAGAACTCCCGAAATACGAAGATGATGGTACGCCAGTAGATTATCTGGATGAGGATCCCGAAATCCCGAATCAACGGTATTCCATTCTTTCGTTTCTGTCGCCCGAGAAAACCATTAAGCAGAAATCGGAGTTCTTTAATGAGAAGTTTATTGAGTGGCTCGAGTATGATTGGAAAGTAAAAGGTCTGGAGCACTTTATGGCGTTTCTGGCCAAAAAGTATTCCATTAAGGTCGATGATCTCATGGCTGACAAAGACGAGTTCACGAAAGTGCACAATGCGGAAATCAAAAAGACAGATGTGCACGAGCAATACGAGGTATTTCTGCTAAAGAAAGAAAAGGAACTTGAAAACGAGTTTTCAGAGAAGGTGGGATTTCGCACGAATGTGCGAGGCGTAAAGGTTCGTCGCATCTTTGCGAGTCTTGAAGAGTGTCAGCAGTATGCAAAGGTCATGCAGCGCAAGTACCCTCGTGACAATCTCTATATTGGTAAGATTGGGTGCTGGCTGCCTTGGGATCCTTCGGAGCACATGATGCCCGAGGTCGAGTATGCCGAAAAGGAACTCAATGAACTGATGCGCAAGTACAAGGAAAACGAGGTGAATCGCGACATCTTCTTTGAGGAAGAAAAGCAGCAAAAGATTGAGGCTCAAAAGAAAGAGAATGCGGAGCGCAAAAAGGCTCTTGAAAACGAGAAAAAGGACAAGGCGATTATGGACATTGGAGATCTAACACAGCAATTCAATACGCCTCTACATCCTGCCGAGGGAGCGATTCGTGATGCTTAATTGGTCTTTTTTACTTTGACCCATGGATCTGCAGATTTGCGATGAATCTTGTCGGGAGAATATTCGTCGGCCGCCAGAATAGAACTTGCAAAAGGTTTGTTGTCGTGCCACAGAGAATCATCGCATAACTTAAACGGAGGATGATCGGTGCCTTTGTACCAAAACACCTGATCTTCTAATTTATTGGATTGAATACCGTTACAGACGACTAGACATTCATAGTTCTCTGTGCACTGGTCCATAAATTGGCAAAACATTTGAAATGTGGGAAACATTCCTGCATAATTATCATAAATACGTTTGCGATTTCCAATCACATTTTCACGCAAAATAAACACAAAGTCAATATTGGTTCGTAGATTGGGAGGAACTCCTAGAGGATATTGCATGGTAATCATGCTCATTAAGTCAATGTGACGGCCGTTCATAAACACATATCTGGTAGATTCTTCATTCATCCATGTTTTGTCGTACAAGCAATCATCCAAGATCAAAAATGCGCGAGGATCTACATTGGAATGCGAACCGCCTCGTTTTTCGTGATTTCTTGTTTGTTTCACGGACATTTGCCGCTTGATAGCGCCCATTACGATCGAAGGATTGTATTTGTCGTGAATCAATTTGGCAGGCACGATATCTTGAAAGAAAGGGCTCGCAACTTCTGAGCCAGAAATCACAGTTCCAATAGGAAAACAATCTTGTGTATTCGCCAAAATATCTTTTAGTAAAAAGGATTTTCCAGTATCACGTTTTCCGATTAGCACAATCATGGGTGCTTTTTTTGAATCGAGCGAACACCTGTCTCGAATCATGTCCATATTAAACTTCTTAATATTGAAGTTCATCTTACTATGTTGCGTGAAGTTTTGTATTATGGTTTAACACAGTTTTATAAATATGGTCAAGAGAATCAAGCAAAGTCAGACTGGTGAACTGAGAAGCGCTCAAGTTCATCTTGGGTTGACCAAATACAGTTCTTTGATTGAAGAATCTGCTCTCAAACACTGGAAGATTCAGCATATCCAACCATATTTTCCGCCAATTGAAAAGTTGTTTAAAACTTCAAATCTGGAACATCTGGCGTTGTACGGTGTGAAATTTCAAGAAGAGATTTTGTCTGTTTTGGATTCTGACACAATTCAGACTACTTCGGGAACTTTCAAAATACATTCGAAAACCACAATGATACTTTCTCCGTATAAGTGGATGCGTGGCGAATATGGCTCGATTCTAGGTCTTCCGACTTCATTGGAGAATGCATCTATGGCCATGCACAAACTTCACGATGCAAACAATGCAGCATATGTTGGCGCGATGATAAGTTCTGTTCTTTCGTTGTCACCATGCGAGCATTTTCCCAAAGTATTTGGAGTGTTTAACGGAAATTGTTTGGAGCACACGATTGATATTTCAGATGACTATATGGAACTTTCTGAACGACCATGGTTTTCCAAACATATCGGAAAGTTGTTTGACATAAAACTTTCAAATGAAATCCAGGATTCTACGGAATTCAAGCACACCCGAACAGCCCGGCTATCCTTGCAACTTGGCGAAAAAACTAGTTTGGAGGATATTGAAGAACTCGTCGCAGAATCAGTTGAAGACGCAAAAATGGGCGACATTTTAAAAGTTATTGAGGATGGCGAAGAGAATATACAAGATGATTGTTCAGATTCTTCTTCGGTGTCTACGTCGTATGTCTTTGGAGTGAGGTCTTGCGATTGCAGCGAAAACGATGATGATGATGAGGATGATGATGATGAAAGTTTTGAACCGTTTGCGTGGGCTACGTTTAAACATGCGCCTGTGCAAACAACGATTTTGGAAAAGTGCGAGGGAACGTTGTATGAATTAATGATGATGGAGTTTGACACAGACAAGCATTTGGCCTGGATCTCGCAAGTCATGTTTGCACTGGCATATGCTCAGCGCAATTTTGCGTTTACTCATAATGATTTGCACGCAAACAACGTTATGTACAAACGAACCGACAAAGAATATTTCTATTATAATTCTGGCGGTATTTTGTATCGTGTTCCAACGTTTGGCTATGTAATTAAAATAATAGATTTTGAAAGAGGAATTGCCTCATTAAAACTTGCAGGAATGAAGGAGCCAAAACATTTTATGAGCGACCATTTTCGTTTGGACGAAGAAGCGGGCGGACAATACAATTATGGCGAATGTTGTAATTCCAAGTATCCCGAAATCAAGCCGAATCCGTCATTTGACTTGGTTCGTCTTGCTACTTCTTTGTACATGGACTTGTTTCCCACAAAACAAAGCGATCATTTGCTGCACACCTTACTGAAAAAATGGCTTACGTTGGAAGATGGTAGTTCCATTCTGTTTTCGAAAGAAAATCATGATAGATATCACGGCTTTCATCTTTACAAGGCAATTGCTCGCTTCTGTAAAGATACGGCTGTTCCGCGAAAGGAAATTATGTTATTGAAAGACTTGTATAGCGTTCAAACATCAAACAATCATACAGTCTTGATGATTGACTAAGCAATACTGCTTAGAATGTAGGAATTCCGACGAACATGTCTTGGATATCTGGCACAGACTCTTTTACGGCTTTTACGACTTCGACCACTTGCTCCGAGGTTGTGGAAAACACAACGCCTGCTGTCAAAAGACCTCCAAACAGTGAAAGTTTTAGAGCACTCTCCCATGAAATAGGCTCACCCTTCGCCTTTCTATCGAGAGCATACACAATAAAAGCAACCAGGGCAACAGCCAAAGAAGCTATGACAATCATCATTTATTGTCTATTTTCGTAATTCTCTACAGATTTAGAACGAGAGTTTCGGACGCCTTTTTCTCAAGTTCCAGCATAGGGTCTATCTCTTGTT